TACTATAGACAAGAGATCTTCAAACTTTACAACTCCTTTGGCGTTTCGCCGCTCCTCCCAACCGTCAGGTGGGGAAAGCGTCGATTTTCTAAAGTTTATAGTTGTATCATTAGTCGTAAGACTATGATCAGTTTGCCGGTCTTGCGTTTTAGGTCTATCAAAGGAACCACTTTATTCGTTAGAATCACTTTACTCAAAGGTAGTAGTTATGAAAGTTAATAGGCGTCGAATATTTACTAATCGTCGCCGGCCAGGTCAGCTCGCTGATATCTTTAAGGATTTTCTTAAAGCTCTCATCGTTGCTATCCTTGCTCTTTCGACTTACTACATTGATAAATTGATCTGAAACGGGTCGCTTTAAGTGCCGTAATTTCTTACGGTACTTGTTTTCCTCTTAAGAAAGGAGTTACGTTTGCCTACCTTCACCACCAGAGTGACTTATCCCTTCGCGAAGTGGTCCTACGACATTACGGCCGCCAATCCTGGGGTCATAAATGACGTAGTACCACGTATCGGTTCGGAACAGCCGCTTATTGATGGTGTAGAGCAGACTACACGAAACTCCAATCCTTATTGGAAAACACAGATAAGCAAGCGTCAGGACGCTAGTACCAGCTACTTTCGTAGCGGGTATCGAAACGTTCGGATCGCCACTGCCATTTTCAGGGGGACTGCGCCTGGGATTACTTGGATAGAGAGCCGTTATCGGCAACTCGCCCAATTTCCCAATGCGCTTGGTCCCGTTACTGATCCTGGCCTTGATGATCTGGCTCTGACACGTCTTAAGCGTAAGCTTAAGAAGCATATCGGTCAGTTCGATTCGATGGTCCCAATCCTGGAACTGAAAGACCTGAAAACTACGGTTAAAGGTCTTGCAGAAATCACGACTAAAGCCATCGTTACTCTTGCTGAAATTAAGAAAACTAAGGGTAGATCAGCCTATAACTACGCGTCTAAAGCATGGCTTACATATAGCTTCGGAGTTCGTCCACTTATGAAAGACATGAAAGACATTTGTAACTCAATCTCTACCTTTTTATTAAGGCAAGATCATGTTGCAAAGTTAACGGGCTCATCTAAGGCGACTTGGATGAACAACTTTAAAGCAGAAGGTCTCGTGGGTGGATTATACCACTCTCGTACCGACTACTCTCATGTTGTAAACACCTTGTCGTATCGGTATACCGCTGGGCTTAATTTAAACATTAAGTCCAGTAACGACTATGGCGCAATGGAACACTTCGGACTTGAACCACCTTCGCTTATCCCTGCAATTTGGGAGGCAATGGCGTTCTCGTGGGTTGTGGACTATTTTACCAATGTCGGCGACCTCTTGGACGATACTTTCAACTCCCCACCGGGGAATTGCTTGTATTGTGTCAAGAATATTCGCTATACCGCCGTGATCGATGAAACTCTCCAATTTGTGCTTACAGGTCCGGTCACTCCTTTAGTGAATAGACCTGCTTTGTCACATATAGAGTACTTTCATTTTACACGTCTCCCTTATGGTACAGCGCTCCCTCATCTTGGTCTCCGTATTCGGAGTATAGACGAGATCGGGCAATTTGCAGTTGGAAAACTGCTTAACCTTGCTTCCATACTTGGTTCTAAAAACCAAAATTATGGAATCAGATAGGAGTCATACATGACTTGGGCACCAGCTTCACCTGTTACAGGCGCAGCCGTTACGGGATTAACTTCCCCGACGTACACGCTTACGGCAGATGTTGCCCCTAGCATTAATGGCAAGCAATACGCCATTACCGCTTTGGGCGGCACTCAAACTGGAGTTGACGTTAATTCGGTGTCAAAACCGTTTTCCGTTAGCTTCTTTCGTCCTGCCGTTCTTCGTGCGCTGCCACAGGCTAATCCTGTGACTGGGATAATCAAAAATGTCCCGCTGAACACTTACAAGATGATTACTCGTAAGGGTGCAGCACCAGCACTGAACCAGAACGCAATGACTTGTCGTATAACGACGATCATTGAAGTTCCGGCCGGTGTGGATTCCTACGAACCTGAGGAGCTTCGCGCTATGATCAGTTCACACTTCGGTGTGGGCTGGGCACAAGCGTCTGGCATCGCAGATACCGTGGTTTCGGGTATTATTTGATTTAAACCATTTGGCCCCTAACTAGGGTCCATGGCTTTCCCATTCATCAGGAGATATTCTGTGACCAAAGTTAGCCAAAAAGTAAACGAGCAACGCCTTAACGACGTTGCCAATTTGCTTCGAGACGAGTTACGCGCTAAGAGTGATCGTGACGATTTATCAAGTCATGCTATCTCAAGGCTCGAACAACGTATGCGCAAGCGTATGTCGTTCCGCCGTCCTGGTCTAAAAGAAGCTGCCGTTAGTTCCTTTTTGGAACTTAATAGCAAACTCGAAAGTTTTGTTGTTAAATTGGATCCCGAGCTGGAGAATAATGCTAAGTATTACCTCACGGTAATGCTCGAACGTTATACTACGGCGAAAGACCCAACTAACATACAAAATCCCTTAGACTTAAGTTTTCTTTTTGAGTTCTGGAGGTTTGGCCCTGGCGCCAGTTATGGCGTTTACGGGACTCATACCGCCGAAAAGATCTCACAGGAAATGACGGTGACAAGCTCTTGTGTTCCACTTGCTCTTAGACTTCGAAAGTTGAGCCCCTATTTCTTGGCCATTGATAGCCAAAGAAGGAATTTAGGGCTTATCGAAGTGAGTGGTTCACGTCTCACGACGGTTCCAAAGAACGAAGATACGGAACGAACAATAGCGATCGAACCCTCTGGGAATATGTGCCTGCAGCTTGCTGCGGGCCGTTACCTAGAGAATGTTCTACGCTATATCGGTTGCGATATTACTTGCCAACAACCTAAGAATAAGTTGATGGCCCAACGCGGATCTATTGACGGTAGTTTAGCTACTATCGACCTTAAATCAGCTTCGGATAGTATTACACCCGATCTTGTTCGACGCCTCCTTCCCAAAAAGTGGTTCGACCTCTTGATGACCTTGCGGTCTCCTGAGATTGAACTGTCCAAAGGGAATAGAGTGAAGCTTAATATGATTTCAACGATGGGTAATGGTTTTACCTTCCCGTTAATGACTCTCATAATAAGCGCCCTTATCTACGGCTTCCGTAGTTTACGTAAAGGACCAAATCTATTCCTAGACTGGTCCAATACGTGCGTCTTTGGTGACGATATTATCGTCCCCACAGATGACTACGTTGGTCTTACTGAGGTACTCGAACAGGCTGGATTTACCGTTAACCACGATAAATCCTTCCACGACGGGCCTTTTCGGGAGAGTTGCGGAGGCGATTATTATTTGGGGCACGATATAACGCCCTTTTATATTAAAAGTCTCAATAACGATCCCGCCATTTACGTAGCCATTAATCAGGTCTTAGTTTGGGCGGCAAGGCATAACTGCTTCGTCTACCAAACTTTGTTCCTTTTGAAAAGCTATTTGAATGGAGGCCTGCATCTTGTGCCGGAGTGGCTCGACCCCTCTCAAGGGGTTCTTACCGCTCATGGCCCGAGAAAATATAAATACCTTAAGTCTAGTGCAAGGAGTTGGAGGATCCGTGAGGATCACCCTTTTCTTTGCATGTTGGCCATAGGTGGTTATGTCTACTCGGTCGGCCCGGACGTTTTCTACACTCCTCGTCCGTTTAAAAACGAGGAGCGTGTCCGGAAGGCCAGAATCCCTAGCGGGTTTCTGGACGGTTCTGATCCAATTTCTAGGACCAGATCCATTACTGACACAGTATCTCTTTACGTCGATTTTCTGAAGTAGAGAAAGCCTGTAGCTCGCTAATTTTGGGAGCTTGGTCAGGAACCAAGG